CGGTCGTCTCGATGAGCTTCAACGCATACGTGAGGTCGTGACTCGTCTGAACGGTCCGGACGATATCGCCGCCCCACGCCTTGATGTCGGTCAGGTCAGTCGCCATCGACTGAGTAACGCCATCCTCGCTCACATACCCGACGTCGATAAACGTCGCAGCGAGAACTTCATCAACGTCAACGGGCAGCGTTGTGCCGAGTGGCGCAAACGCCACTGTGCCCGTCAAACCTACTCGAACATTATCGGCGGATCCCATATCTATGCCATCCTTTCAGTACTCTTGCACCGCACGTCGATAACGGCGGTTTGCGTATACATCGCCTGATTCGATACCTCATCTGGAGCCATCACAGGACCAGACAACTCTTGGTGCCGATACACGATCAGTGTCGATATCGTCTGGGAGGGTAGCGTCCTGAGCAGCGCGCGCACACGCTGGGAGAGATCGTGCGCAGCGGATTCGCTAGTCGAGTAACAGTCTGCCCTGAGCATGACGCTCTCAGTGACAAGATCGCGTCGAGAACGCCCAACGCCGAAGACGACGACGAACGCATCTGGACGTGTGGGTGGAATCGTAACTGAAACCGGTACACTGACGAGCTCCTCCTCAAGGAAGATCCTAGCAGCGTCCTCCACATCCCCAAACAGGATGAGTTCGTTCACTAGTCACCACCTCCAGACAAGAGAGCGCCGGTCAATGTACTGCGGTTGCGTTGATTCAGAATCGCCTCGATCGAGGACGTGACGACCGCCACACGTGCGCGGCCTCCGGGGCTTGTGTCCGTCTCTGGATCTCGTGTCGTGTTTCCTCTCCCTGCGGCAGAGGCCACGCGTTCGGCTCTTGCCTGTAGATCAACAACGACCCCGGGTGAGTTTCTAACCTCCACCATCGCGCCACGCCTCATCTTGATCTTCATCAGCCCTCGACCCTCTTCAGCGCGATCTCGATATGATCGAGCGAGCCTGTTGGTGAAGGCCAGTTCTCGACTGGTCCGACAACTTCATAGGTTACGTCTTTGGAGATGACGCGAGACTGTGCCTCCACGACACTCGAAGCAGGGCCGAAGCCTCTGAACTCACTCACGAGTCCCTGTCGCCCAAGAGTATTGACGTCGCTCCCGCCAGCTGGCTGAACGCGCCAATTGCCCTCGATCGTGGAGACAGCCGAAGACCAGTCTGGAACTGTCACTCCACGCTCACTCTTGGAGCCTGGGTTCACGACCGTTACAGAATCACGCCTGATTGTGCTCATAGCGTTTCAGCCCTCGTCGGCACCTTCGGATAGACACGCATCAACGCGCCTTTCTCGGCGGCGGTGAGTTGAGCAACGCCTCTGTAGGCATCTGCGCCCCACGTCACGCTCTCTCCTCCCGCGCCTTCGCTCACGACTCCAGTACCGAGAGCCGCAGGCGAGTTAGCTATGCGAGAAGCGATCGAGCAGACGATCTCGACGAGATCATCAGGAAGCGGCATAGCCTCGTACCCTACATAGCTGTAGGTGGCAAGCGGATCATCGAAGCCGTGCGTGTACTCCACGTCAACGGGAAGACCGCCTGCGATCTCAAGGAAACCGCTTCCCTTCAGTTCGTAAGCGACCGCGCCTCCGCCACGCGTCACGGATTCCACAGAGCGTACTGGACGCTGCGGGAGCCGGAACGGTGGATGAAGCGTTACCGTTGACGAACCGTAGGTCACTTGTTGTCTCAGGAAGCCGCGAACACGAACGGATGCGCGGTCAAGCAACGGAGCGACGGTCGCTGGGTCGTGACCGAATAGGATCAGATCGCGTGTCGTTGCAAGTGCCATTGCATCCTCCTCTGTAGGCCGTAGCGGGGAAGGGTCGCGAAGACCCCTCCCCCTAGTGTCTTCTCAGACCTAGCTGATAGCATCCTCGAAGAGGACAAAGTGGTCGGGATCGGCCATGACAAAGCCATACTCAGCCTCTGCCAGAACGGCGACCAGGTTGTTCTCCCAGAGGGAGACGAGCGAGCCGTTGATGGTGACGGTTGCCTCGGTCGAGACGTTGTAGTTGATGCCGCCGACAACGCCCCACGCAGCCTTGGAGAAGTCTCCGCCGAAGCCGAGAGTGGTGCCATCGGACACGCCGTCGGCGATAACGGACGGGCGACCGATCATGTTGGCGTAAATGGTGTCGGATGTAGCGGGCTGAAGCAGCGGACGCTTGTTGGCATCCACGGCCTCAAGGAACAGAGGCTCAGCGTCGAGACCCCAAGCGAACTTGGTGAGACGCTTCTTGCCATCGTCGAGGAGTAGACGCAGACCGGCTACCAGATCGAGGTAGACGGTATCGGCAGCACCGAACTCGACCGAGTGAGCGGTCTGAGCAAGGTAGTTGTCGAACGGAGTGCTGGTGCCGTGGAACACAGCGGAGTCGAACGCACTTGCGAACGCCTCTGAGAAGTGACCACGAAGCGCGTTCGAGTAGCCGCCCGGGTTGGCGCGCACGACCTCTGCCGACATGATCGACATGGCGGTGACCTTCTTGGGCATGATGGTGAGGATATCCAACGTGCCAGCCGACTTGTGCTTCTCGGTGCCTTCTCCGGTCCATGCCGCCGTGGGCTTGGTCAGAGTGACGGGGATTGCCTTGCCGTTCATGCCAAGAGGGACCTGCGGGATGAGCCGCATGGCCGCAGACATCTTGGCCGCATCGTCGAAGATCGGTGCCGACTGCTCGGGGTTCAAGAACCCTGTGAAGTCAGACAGTTTTGTTGCCGTTGTAACAGCCACTTCGTACCTCCTAGATAGTAATTCCCAACTTCCTGGTGACCGCGCTTGTCAACGGGTCCATGCCAGTCTCGCCTCCAGTGCCACCTCGGCCCTGGCCTATATCGCCATGACCGCCAGCCTTGGGGGCCACCTTGTCCAACCACGCGTCGATCGAGGCCGTGTCTGGCTCACTGTCGTCATCGAGGAAGCGCGATAGGTCGATAGCTTCGAGCAGTGCGTCGGCGTCGATACCTCTGAGTGTAGCGGCAGCCCTGACGGACACAGCCACTAGCTTGTCGCCGAACTCTCTCCTCGTCTCTGCCCGAGCTGCGACCTTTGCGGCCTCGACAGCTGTCTCAACAGCTTTCTCCTGCTCGGTCATCTGAGACGCCTTCAACTCATCGAACTGCTTCGCCTTTGCGGCATTGGCCTTCTTCTCGGCCTCGTTCTTGCGAGAATTCCCCTTCCACTTATCGCGGTCGGCGGTCATCTTCGCAAGCTGTCCCTCTGGTGTCGCCTCTTCAGCAGCGGTAGCTGCCTCAGTCTCGACGACAGCCTCAGTCTCGACGGCTGTCTCGGTAGCGGTTCCCTCTTCGGTCATGGTCGATCTCCTTCCCCGTTACGGGTACAGGTGGCGCGTTGCGCGCCGTATTATGTCACGTCGTCGGGGCCATCGAAGCTCTGCCCTTTCCACGTTAGTACCGGACCGTACTCACCGTGCTCTCTCACCTCGACACTTCTCAAGGTGACGCCGCGTTCTTTCGCGTCGGCGATCGCGGTGTTGATCTCAGTGTACCGCTTCTCGTTTATGACTTGGCCGATGGGCGACCCGCCATAGATCGGAGCCACGGTGCATTTGCACCTCGCGTGGATGGGCATGAGATTCCCTCGGCTGTACCTCTGAGTCGATGCGAGCGAGCAAAGCAGACAGACCTCGCCGATCCCCAGGATACGCTGATACCCGTTCACGCGCTTGTCGGTGCTCAGTCGAGCATGTGCCGTCCTGACTTGTGCCATCTGCGTATCCAACCGCACGGTGGCGTCGAGTCTGTTCCTCCCGATCGCAACTGCCTCGGAAAGTGTCTTGCCCTCCGAGAGTGCGCTGTATGTGGAGACTGCCGGGCGACGATAGACTTCATCGAGTGTTACGCCACGTAGCTCCGCTAGAGGCAGGTATACAGCTTCTCCAGCAGCCACTCCGTTGAGTCGCGCAATACCCGACAGATAGCTGTTCGTCAGATCAGCCACCTGCTTCTGCCCGGCTTGTATGACAGGGACGACTCGCGCAACGAACTTTTCAATATCCTCGTCTCGCCATGACCCTAGGCTCGACCAGTACTCGGTCGCCCACTTGGCCACCCGATCGGTGGTCTGTTGATAGAGCCTCGAATGAGCGAGGACCAAACGCTCGTCACTGCTCGTCTGCGCCATCGTCAGTCGCCGCCCCTAGGTTCGTCGCGAGAATGTCACTGAGTCTCTCCGTCTCCATACGCGCGATGACATCGGGCGAGAACTGCCATATATACCGCATCTTCGTAGCCCACGGAATGTCGGTCGCCTTGCTCGCGGCGTCTGCCCTCTCGGCGAGCGTGCGCCGTTCGGCGGATGTCCACTGAGTCGATACGGTCGTCGTGTCTTCGCCTTCGATCGTCAGCGCGAGTTTCATGACCTCGTTCCATCCGTAGGTCGCGCGCTTCTGCCTGTCGATCGCCTTGAACACAAGGCCCTCGCGAGCGAATGACGCGCCTTCGGCAGACTGGTTCGCGGCGTCTGGCATGAGGACGCTCATCGGCGTCTTCGTACAAGCCGCGAGCGCGCGAATGTCGTCCTTCGTCCCATTCAGGATCGCGCCGATGTCTGTCGTCTCCGACTCCCAGAGGTCCACGCCATCGGGAAGCATCCACAGCGCACCGGCCCCGGGACGGAACACGTCGCCGTAGTCAATGTCCTTCCCTTCCTCGTCCGTTTCTGGAAGATCGCCCTTGATCGCGCGCTGATGGAACGCCTGTAGCGCGACGATCACCAGTCGCTGAAGGACCATGTAGTTGATTCGTTCGAGGATATCCAAGTGAGTCTCGAACTCACCGAATCCGTCATGATTCCGAAACCGCACGACGGGCATCAACTTGTCGCCTCCGAGGACTACGGGCGTGTCCTCGATCCACTCGAAGTTGCCGACATCCGAAGCGGGGTGCATCCCCGCTGGCCCCATAACCGAAGTGCGAGACGCGCACCAGACTTCGCCGGGGAGGTACACATACGCATAGTCTGTACCTAATACATCGTCACGGAACAGCTTCAACGCCGCCCTGATGATATGAGGGCGAAGCGGATCCTGAGCGGTCACGATGTACGCTGGGTCTTCGCGAGTGATAACAGCCTTGCCATTGTCGTCTTTGCCGACGATCGCGTAGCCGTCTCCGACTCCGAGCATGTCGTGATGAACCTCGCCAGAGAATACGTCCAGCTGGTTCGCCGCCCATATCACGTTGGCCTTGTCGTCCATATTCTTGGCACCATCGACGATGAAGCCAGTAGGCGTCATACGTTCAGATACCGCCTCGACGATTAGTGAGCCGAAGTTGGTACGCGCCTTGCGCTGGAACGCCTGATAGGCCTCCGTGAGACCTGCCGCACCTTCTGGTAGTGGTGAATCACCGTTCATGTAAGATCGCAGCAGCGAGATATTATCAGCGCGAGCCGTGATCTTCTTGGACAGAGTTTTGAGCCACCAACCGGGGCTATCGGGTGTGGTCACGTCTATCATCAGGCCTCCTCTCATCGCACTCGTTTGACCGAACCACCCCGCCGCTTCTTTCCGTAGCCGGCAGCGATAGCGTCGAGCCTTGCTTGCCACGCCAGTATCGAACAGACACAAAGGTCCACCTTGTTGGACGAGAAGTCATGTTCCTTGCCGATCGTCAGCTTCTGACGCCGTATGCGCCGACGCGCGTTCAGGACGTGTTGCGTCAAGCGAAACGCGCCGTCATGGGTGAGTTCATTGTTCCGTACCGCCGCTTCGAAAGCTTGGACGGCTCGCTGAATGAAGTGCGATCGCCCACCGACCATCCACCACTCGAACGGATGGACCTTCGTCACCTTGAGGGGAGTCTTCCTGCTGTACTGATTCTCCCACTCGTTGACCTTCGATCTCCAATCCTTCGCGGGGTCGGCGTAGAGGCCGATGACGTTGTAGGTCGAGAACGCATCCGCGATCGCTGCGTCGATCTCGACGATCGGCGGCTCCCACTCCTCCATGCCGGGTCCGTCTTCGGCTTCCCAGACACCGATCTGGAACATGTGCCCGTCAGCGATCGTGCAGCCGACGAGTCCAGTGGCGTCTGGCTTGCCCTTGGCGCGACCTCGCGAACCGTCGAAGCCCAATGTGATCGCTTCTCCACGCTGGACCTTCCTCTCTTCGTCTAGGCATCCGGCCCACTCGGGCTGCGAGATGTAAGAATCAGTCGCGTGCGTTATCTGGTTCAGGTAGAAACGCCGCGCATCTTGCGGGTCGGTACCCGGGTCCCAGACTTCTGCCAGTATCCTGTCGAGGTCGATATGACCGCCATGGAGTCCAGAAGCGTCTCCGTATGCGTAGTCCAGACCTCTCAGCAGCGAGTCCCTATCGGCCATGTCCGTCTCTGCCGGTGCTTCTCTGTGATCGTACAGGAAGCCGGTATCACGTGCGTGGCCATTCTCGATCACCGCTGCGTATGCCGCCGACTCCTCGGCTACCGAACCTTCGCCGGGAAGGTAGGCGTTCGGCGACTCGATCGACGTGCCGCCTGTCTTGCCGAGATTCCTTCGCAGGGTGGCAGCCAGCTTCACGCCGCTGTTGCTTGGCCTCCACTCCTCTGTTTGGTCGAGGACGCAGAAGGTTGGCCTGTTACCTTCGCGCGATGTCGAACTGGATGTCACGTATTCGATGCGCCCTTTGCCCGGCAATGAGACGAATGAATCCATCGGATCCAGTCCGACGTATTCGTCAAGAACTGGACCCTCGCGGAGCATCTCAAGCAGCGGTGCCCATGCGTTCCGCGTCTGGTCTTCGCTCACTGCTGCGAGCTGAACCCACGGAGTGCGCACTGTCCACCAAGGTCTGCCGACGGGCTGTCCGTTCGCGTCCCACCCATCGAAGACCACTGGTGCGAGTGCTTCAGCAGCGGAGATCGCCGCAAGCAGTGGAGACTTTCCCCAGCCCTTTGACCGGGATATGACGCCGCGCCGTATTCGCCGCTTGTCCGCTTTCGGGTCTATCGCATAGTACCTGAGCACGAACTGCTCCTGCTCGGGGTACAGGATGAACGGCTCGTATTCTGGTTTGTCGGGCTCGGACAGGTAGGCGGCTATCCAGTCGATGATTGTATATCCGAGTGTCGGGATCTCCCCTGGCTCAGATGGTTTCCAAGGCACCTATTCTCCAGATGCCTTGAGTACCCCGATGCGATCTCTCGAAGACTTCGGCTGCTTGGGATTTCGGCTGGCCTTGGCTTCGGTGGTATCAGCAGTTGCAAACGTGATCCGCAGACGCGCACGATCTTCGGGTGTTGCCCCGAACTTCGAGACGCGGAGGCGATATTCTGTACCCGCGTTAGCGTGGCCCATGACGAGACGCGCATGGAACAGCGCAGTCAGCGCGAGTTCACTCCAGTCGATATCCGTGAACTGTTCAGCGAGCGGAGACTTTCCCCACATAGCCCACCACTGTTTCGTAGCCTTCGGCCAGTCTAGCTCTTCTCCAGCGATGTGCAATGGTGGCAGCTTGGGTTGCTTGGATGGGTCGATCGCGACAACGTGTAGCGGCACCGTACTCTTATTCCTGCGCGCTCGTTGCCCCTCTGGTTTTGGTGCTGGACCTCTGCCTGGCATCGTGCTCTCCTCCCGTTTCGGGATTGTCTGCCTCGTTTCGAGTTAGACCCGTACGTTATCATAATGGCT